ATTGCCTAGCTAGCTCGTCGGCCTTGTCGGTTATACGGTTTATAATCGCGTTTCGCATGTTTATTTAAATTCTTTTTGTGACGTCGAGGCCTTTTTTTAGGCTTATCTCTAGGTGTAAAATGTTTAAATGTTCTTTTGGCCATTCGCTTTTATATATGCTTTATCGCTTTCACTTAACTTTAAATACCTTATACTACCATTAATGTGTTGTCTAGTATCTGCTCCACAATTTGTGCATCTATAAAAATCAGATACAATTGCAACGAGTATTGAATCTTCTTCACACTCTTCACAATAACCATGAACAGTGTCTATCTTTTGAAATACTTTAAATGACTTAGTCATACTAACATTGTATCAACATTTTTCTAAATTTAAAGCGTAAGATATTCTTGACTCAACTCTTTCTTCAGGCAAAACATAATGCACTAAATTATGCGGGAATAATAAGTAATCAAATAACCCAGGTTTTATTTCAAAAGTTTCAGTATCTTTTACAAAAGTTATATTATTATTGTTATGAGATAAATAGAAAACAACAGAACTGCAAACTCTGTCTCCTCCATGGGTATGAGGTCTATTATACGAGTTACTATTTAAAACATTTATCCAAGAACTTTCTATTTTTAATTGAAAATTATTTTTAAAATAATTATTTAATAATTTATTTAACTCTTCTTTTCCATCAAAGTTATCGTGAAACTGATGACCATTAACAATAGATCGCATAGTTGTCCCTGGAACTTTTAATTCTTTGTTTACATGACTTAAAATTTTTTTATGCAAATCTGGTTGTACAATAATTTTACCATGCATTACTGTTGTAGCAAATAAACTATATGTATTCATTATCCAAATGTTTTACCATTATATAAATTTTTATCTAGAAGGTTCCACATATAGGGAATAAAAGGAAATGTAAAAATACTATTATCTTTAAGATCGCAGGAAGTGTTAAAACTATTTAATCCTTTGCTGTTTAATTTAATATATGTTTTTGTAAAATTCCATGTACTGTTATTTAATAAATGTTCGTTTGTCATTTCTTTAGTTTCTTTCCAAAATTTAGAATTATGAAGAGAACCTCCATGATAAATAAAAGCAATAAAGTTTTCATAACATTGTGAAAGAATATGAAATTCTTGATTGACTTGACTTTCAGATTTATCTTTTACAATGTAATCAAAAAACAATCTATTTATATAATTATAAACAACACCAGATATTGCTTCTAAAGGTTCATAGAATATTGCTCTGTTTCCATTTTTAATTATTCTACTATTTAATAATTTTTTAGCTCTGTAAGGTTTAAATTTAAATTCATTTAATTCATTTTCATTTATTTTTTTATTTAATATTTTTTGTAAATCCTCTACCGCCTCACCATCTGTTGTTATCCTGTCATTAAATAAATATCCCCAACCTTGTCGAGTGGTAAGTGGAATTCCAAACATCCATCCATTTTTATGTGCGTAGTGATATGTAAAACTCCAATCCCCTGGTTTATTAATAGGATGAACTAAAGCTTTATTTAAAGGAAGATTATTACTTATGTAATAATCATCATAAGATTCAGGCCAACCACGACAATCAATAACATAATCAAATTTATGTGTGTTGACCATTACCTCTGTGTCAGAATCTTTTAATACAGTTATATCTTCATTAATAACTTTAAATCTTTCTTTATATATTTTACTACACTGATCAAAAACAAAAGATTGTAATTTAAAATTATTAAAATGCAGAGCATAAGAATTTGGAATTATCGGACTATGAAAATTTTTTTCTCTCCAATTTTTATAAAAAACAGAATATTTAAGAGTGCATTCTAAGTTTTCTTTTTCTAAAGCTGGATTAAATCTTATTGCTCCCCAAAGAAGTTGTGGAAGTTGTACATTACTGCTTTCCCCTATCCCTAATATTTTTTTATTTGGATTGAATATACAGGTAACGTTAGCATTGGTATACGTTAGAAAATGACAGACTGACATAACGCCTACCGTTCCCCCTCCTAAAACAGCTATGGATCCTGAAAAATTAAATGGTTTATTCATTATTTCTATTCAAATGTTTTACCATTATATAAATTTTTGTCCAGTATACGCCAAGCGTCGCAAGAAAGAGGAAATCTAGATACGTTCTCTTTTTGTTGTTTTATAGTCTTTATTGTTTCTAACCAGTTATTATTTTTTAAATTCTCTATGCAAATTTTTTTTGCATGATTCCAAAAGTCTGTATTATATATACTACCACCTTGATACAAATATGAGATAAAATTTATATATTTGTCGGCCATGTAAGAAATGTTAAAATTAATATCTCTCTCGTTAAAAGTTTTATTAAAAATATATTCATAATACAAAACATTTAAACTATCATAAAATCCCCCTGATATTGCTTCTATGGGTTCGTAAAAAAGAGCTGAATTTCCATTTAACATTATTCTTTGATTAACATATTTTTTAGCCTTAAAAGGTTTAAACGTATATTCTCTTACGTTATCTATATTAATATTCTTATTAGTTATCTCTTTAAAATTTTTTAAAGCATTATCTTTCGAAGTAATCTCATCATTGTATAAGTAGCCCCAACCTTGTCTTTTTTGTAGAGGTATTCCAAACATCCAACCATTTTCATGAGCGGTGTGGTAAGTAAAATTCCAATTCCCAGGTTCATTAACTGCATGGACTAAACAATGATTTATAGGTAAAGTAACCATTGTGTAATCAGAATAATCTTTAGGAAAGCCTCGACAATCAATTACATAATCAAACTTATGTGTCTTATTTACAATAACTTCTTTATTGTTTTGTTCTAAAGATTCTATGTCTATTTTTAATTCAGTAAATCTTTCTTTATATTTTTTATAGACTCTAGAAAATATAACCTCAGCTAATTTAAAATTGTCAAAATGCATTCCATAACCAGGAAAAAACATAGGGCTTGTAAATTCATGCTCTCTCCAATTTTTAAATTTAACCCCTGCTTTAATAGTGCATTGTAAATCTTCACCATCTAATCCAACATTAAAATTTAAGGTGTTCCATAATAGTTCAGTCATTCTAACTGTACTGCTTTCACCAATACCTAAAATATTTTTTTTAGGATTATGTATACAAGTGATTTGAGTATTTTCATTATAACCTAAAAAATGACAAACACTAAGAACACCAACTGTCCCTGCTCCTATTACGGCTATTTTCATTAAGTCAGATCTACAGCTTTTCCTGTAATAGGTTTGTATTTAGTTTTTTTATCTTCTCTATATGCTCTCATGTATTGTGCTCTTGGTTGAAATGGTATCCAACTTGCATGTATCCACCCTGAGTTAGGTTCTCCTGGTGTGTAGTACTCAAGGATCAGCTGATCTGTTTCACAATTCATTTTTACCCAATCAGCGACTTCTGCGTTGTCAACACCTAACACTTCGAAATCAACCGCTTCAGCTTTGGCATGTTGTGAATTAATACTGCTGCCGATAGCAACACACAATTCAGGTGAGCGATAGCCGCTCGTAACCTTAACTCTGCCGAATTGATCACGTACTGGCTGTAAAATATTTTCACATAACATTTTTAATTTATCTATTTGATCTGCGTTAGGTTCGTTGTCGATACCTTTACGTATTGCAGTGTCTGATTTTGTCAGCTCTTGAAGGCTGAAGTTACGTGTAAGTTTCATTATTTTAATATTAACTTTTTAATTGATTTAGATCCATCAATATTTTCTTCTAATTCTGCCATAGATTTTATGCATTGATATTTAACATTTGTTTTGCCAAGAAGTTTTAGATCACGTTTAGCAATACGACCTCGTTCCATACATTTTCCAAATGAAGGTTGTATACGTGCCTCTTTAATTTCTCCATTAACCAACATAAGTAAAGCTACAATCATTTCAGGCATTAGTGTGCACTCTTTCCATTTGCTCTAACTTTATCTTTTAAATCTTCAATATCACTTAATGCTTTTTCTAATTGAGCTTTTAAAAATTCTATATTAACTTTGTTTGTCATATTTTGTTCTTGAGTTATTTCTAATTTTTCTGTTGTTTTGTATAGGTCTTCAATCAACATATATTGTTCTTGGTCTGTGGGTAGTTGTTCACTTTTCTTAAGCAGGTCAGCTTCAAACAATTCACGTGATGTTTCTAGCGAAGTCAGTCTTCCAGTCAGTTCGGTGTATGCGATTACGCCAGCCACGACACCTCCGATTATCATTAGCATGTTCCTGATAGGCATGCTTACAGATGTGTTCTCAGATATCTTCATTTATTTTACCTTCTTCTTTTTTTTCAATGCAAAGAAATTTAGCATACAGGTCATGTTTATTAACTTCTTCTTCTCCAATCGATTCTATTATCTTAATAGAATTTTTATATCCGTCAATTAAACAATTGTAAGTGTTTTCGTACATTATAGTAGATGTAACGGGAGGCATACAAGTATTACTAACACTTGAACAAATAACTAAAGATAAAATATATTTCATTGTTTTGGTTTTGGTAAAGGAAGTATATATCCTTTTGGAGGCTCTTTTAATGTGGTATTATTATCCATAGTTTTTGACTCTGGATTTTCTTTTATATAGTCCTCTTTTAAATCATCCCATAAACTACCTGTAGGCATAGATTCTGTCTCGATTGATTGTGGTATAACACCCCTGCATTTAGATACTAACAATGTGAAGTTTGGATTTTGTGCAAGACTAGGGTTTCTATTTACTTTGTTACACATCTTCATCAGCTCTAGCTGTTGTTTCAACTGCATATTTTCTTTTGACGTTCTACAGTCTGTGCCTAAATATTTTCTAAAACCTAAATTAAATCTCCAATTTTCATTATTATAATCCGTGCTGCCAGAGGAGTTATAATTTGTATCGTTTTTATAATTTTCTATACGAGCCTCTAACTCTCCGCATCTATCGCTGTTGTTAAGATATTCGTTTCTAGGATACGCAGGTCCCACCCATGCTATTAGACATAACAAAACTATTAGTATTCCAGTAAAATAATAATTCATCTTGGCGCACTCCATAGTTCATCCTAATAATTTATTTCCCTGCTGAGATCTTTAATATCGTATTCCATCTGTCTAACTTTATCAGCTAAAACCTCATATAAGTTTTCAGCCATCTCCCATGTGCCTTCTGCTCTTTCTAGTTTTGCAATAACAGTATTTACATTATCAGTTAATACTTTCATATCTCTATTAATATTTTCTATGCTCATAGTTTGTAATTTTTCTATCTCTGCTTTGTTTCCATTGATAGTATCTGTAAGATTAACCACATACTTGACACCAGTAAAAGTTCCGACCAAGACGGATGCCACGACCGGAACCATTACTATATTCTTTTTTAATAAGTCTGCTAAATTCATTATCTAGTCCAAAACATTAATCTTTTGGATATCTCTTTTATTTTATTCCAAATTTTTTTAATCATGTTGTCCTCCTTATGTATATGTGGAACGTCTCCACCCTCGTGTGCGTGAGTTACGCCATCATCGTGAGTGTGCTCCATATGGTCATTACCGTGAACATGTCCACAATGCGGACACACTTTATCTACATTAATAGGTGTTATTATAAACCCCATTCCACAGTTTTCACACTTCATTTTTTCTTCTCCTCAATGTTATAAAACATTCTATCTGAATCTTCAGTTACCCAGTCTCCATCTTCAGCGTCCCAGTAGGTAGTTTGCACCTTATAGTCAGGCCAATCATTATCTGTGGTGTAGCTGTTAACGTGCCAAATTATTCTATTGTTTGGCTGAGCTGCATAATTGCCATTTTTTAAGGCCATTATGTGTGCACACTTGTGCTCTTGAGGAATCTCAGAATGTTCCGTATCTAATATGTTAACATCTGGGTGAGCCCAGTCAATAGTAAAAAGATATTTACCTTGGTAAAACTTTTTATCTCTTCCTAAATATTTTCCGTTAATACCATCTAACCAATCAAAACAAGTAACAGCAGGATGATAACTAAAACTATTCCATAGTTCCAATTCATCAACTGACATATCAGGTACATCTTTTCTTTCAAATTCTTTTTGAAAAAACGCTGAGATAGGTAAACGCCAATAGCACGCACCGTTGGGTAACATAATGTTAAATAGTAATGCGCGACCTGAAATGGAAGTAAAACCAAAGATAACACAATCACCAGACTCTCCTTTATGTTCTTCAAGATCATATAAATACTCTCTTCTTATCTTACAGTAGATAGGTGGTATGTTTGCATTTAAATAAGCCATAATAAATCATTTTATAGATCCCCAATTAGGACCAGACTCATAGTCTACTTTATTTGGTATCTTCAAGTCAACTGCGTTTTCCATCACATCTTTAATTTTAGCAGCCTCTAAATCATTAATGACTGATATATCTAATTCATCATGTACTTGTATGTGTGGCGTAATACCTTCTTTATATAATTCTAACATAGCTTTTTTTGTCATGTCGGCAGCTGATCCTTGAATTAATTTATTTAATGCTTTGTATGTGAAAGCTCTACGAGTTGGATTGTTGTGCCAATAATTTTTTTTAGGATTACCATCTTTGTCTTTTAACATTTCTCCTTCATCATCTGTTATGTATGGACCCATCTTTTGTAAATCTTGCATACGCTCTTCATCTTCTGGCGGTATGTATTTACCCCAGTCAGAACCTCTGAGTATTGGTTCATATTTAGGAAACCTACATCGTCTACCTAATAAAGTTTTTATCTGACCTTTTTTAGAACCAGCTTTCATAACTTCATTCATTAATTGTTTTACAAAAGGAACCTTTGAATGATATCTATCAAACAATTCCTCTGCTTTAAATTTTGATACACCTAACTCTGCTTGTAGTTTTGCTTTACCCATACCATAGAATAAACCAAGATTAATTACTTTAGCTTGTGATCTAGGTATTTCTGCCATTTCTGCAACTATTTTGTGAAAGTCTGTTGAAGGATCTGTATCGTATGAATCTGCAATTGTATTTACAGATGGTAAACCATAACGTAATGCATAGTGTGCAACAAGTCTTGGTTCCTGTTGCGAGTAGTCAAAACAACCCCACTTGCAACCTTCTTCTGGTATAAATAAACTTCTAATCATCGGACCTAAAACAGGATCACGTGCAGGTATTTGTTGTAAGTTTGGATTAGAATATGAAAAACGTCCAGTGATTGTTCCCCCATCATCAGATCTAATTTGATTTATCTCTGCATGAATTCTACCTTTGTGCTCGTGTTTTAAAATGGTATCTATAAAAGTTGTATTAACCTTGTTTATTTTTCTAGCTTCTGCTATCTTTTGAATTACAGGATGTTCATGGTTTGAAAGGAAATTTTTAGTAAATGAAGGTGCACCAGTTTTTTCAGTTGTTTCAAAAGGTAGTTTTAAATGTTCAAAAACTTTTTGAATACTACGTGCAGCCCATATTTGAGTTTCTACTCCTGTCTCTATTTTTACTTGGTGGATTAATCTTTCTTCTTGTGTTGTTAATTCTTTCTTTAGTTGATTCGCTCTTGTCACGTCTACCCGCACCCCTAGGAAGCGCATATCAACTAGGCAAGGGAAAAGATCAGTCTCAAGATTAAAAATTTCTTCAAGATCATTTTCAATAATTAATTTTTTTACATGTTGCCAAAGTTTAAAAGTTAACTCTGCATCTTTTTCAGCATACGCTCCTACTTCATGCGCAGGTAATCTCCACATGTCAGCTTTAGGATCTAACCCTCTAGACTTTGCAGCCTCGTTAAGTGCTCTTTCGTTTTTACCTTCGTTTAAAAAATGCCAAGACAAAGTATTAAGTGTATATGAAAATCTATTTTCATCTAATAGTGAGCAGGCAATCATTGTATCTACCAGTAAACCATTGATATTAAATCCTAAATTACGTATCCAAGATACGTCGTACATAGCATTATGAAATATTTTTGTAGCAGGGCAATCAAGAATATCCTTAAACCATTCAAGAGTTCTAGCTCTATCCATGTTAGGTCCCTCTTGGTGAGCTATAGGAAAATACCATTTATCATTGTAAGTAGCTACAGCTATGCCTACAACTTCCCCATTACCAACAACTGCACCAGATCCTTTTGATTTTAAATCTGGGTCCCTTGTTTCTAAATCAATTGCAATCTCGTCATAAGATCTAAGATCTGGATACTCTGTGGGTTGAACCCATTCTGTCTGCGGTAAAATCATTTTAAATTTTTAAGTACAATGTAAACTATAGTAAGGCCTATAATTAAACAAACCATGCTATAACCAAACATACCTAATCCAAAACCAACTGTCATTTTTTCTTTTCCATATCCTTCATTTTTAATAATTCTAATTGGCAGTAATGCATTATTTTTTTAATATCTTCTGCTCCTCCTTTACGTTGATAGCGACAAACGTATTTTACAACGTTGCCTTGAAAGAACGAAAGATTGTTTTTAGAAATAAACTCGTATGGTTGAATCGGAAACTTAGTATAGTGATTTCCACCAACCTGAGTATATTGTGGAAAGGCCTCATCCAATATATTTTTATCTGTCATAGTTGATACTCCTTTAATTTCTTTTTAGCTCTTAATTTATATATGTTATTTCGTGCTCTCGTTATACCTACGTACCACACTCTATGCTCCTCATCTTGTTTGTCAACACTTAACTTAATTCCTTGTTGTACGGTACGTCCTTGATGTAAAGATAAAATTACATTATCTTCTTCACCACCTTTTATTGCATGTATAGTTGACAACCATATTCTTGCTTTCTCTTTTAAATTTTCTTTCGATGCAATTAAGTTTCTTAAATATAAAACTTCTTTTTGATCAGCTATAAATTTATCATACCAAGGAATTTTAGCATCCCAATTACCCGTAGGTATAAATTCTTTCACTGCATTTATTTCTTTTTCATTTAATATTTCATCCATAGTCCATTTAGTGTAAGCAGCAGCCGCTTCATACATACCAACCTTAAAACTTTTACCTTTGTTACTTTGATAATAAAAATTTTTACGTCTTAAGTCTTTCATAATATCTAATAAATTGCTTTTAGTTCTTGTAAGTATAAGCCATTTACCTTTTGTTAAATTAACCTGATTAAGATCAGCTATGTAATGAGATTCACCATCATAATCTCTTGGTAAATAATGTTTTCTTTTTCTAATACCTTGTATTCTTGTTATAGGATATCTTGCTTCTGCTTGCACAGACATTGATATACGTCTTGACTGTCTTAATATTCTTTCTTTTGCAGGTTCTTGTACAAATCTTTTTACATCAGCGCCAGCCCAGGCATAAATAGCCTGGTCATCATCACCAGCTAAATAAATTTGATCACAATGTTCTTTTAATTTATCGTATAGTTGCCACTGCAGTGGTGATAAATCTTGTGCCTCATCTATGAATATAGCCTTAAACTTCGGTATCTTATCAGAATTAATTACAGATTTAATTATGTCATTAAAATCATGTAAACTATTTTTCTTTTTATAAATTTGTAAATTTTTATAAATATGATCTAACGTATCAAAATCCTTAACTTGTTTTTTATCATGTTCATTAAGATCAAATTCTTTTCTGATAGTAATATCTTTATTGATTGCTTTTTGTATCATTTGAAAATATGGATTGTTACAAGTTAAAAAGTGTGTTTCTTCTTCGTTGTATTTGTCAGTAAATGAAACACGTATGTTTAATTTTTTACCTAAGTCTTCGTAATGATATGGTTGTATGATATCTTCTTCATTTAATCCTAGTAAGTGATAACAAAAAGCATGTAACGTTTGAAAGTACGGCACTTCTTTTTCAGATACATTAATTCTTTTGCGTGCCTCCTCTGCAGCTTTTCTAGTAAATGCAAAGTATCCTATCTTATGTAATGGCACACCTTTACGTTCGTATGCTTTTACACGCCTAATTAATCTAAATGTTTTACCTGTACCAGGTGGTCCATAAATTTTATTGATCTTGTGCATCGGCTTTTTTAAATCCATCTTTTAATGATCCACTCCAGCCATATGATCCATGGTGCGTGGTTTGACCATCAACGATACCATGAAATTTAAACCCTGATTTTTTAATCAGATTACAAAAATTAGTATCCTCTCCCCACCACGTACCATCTTCACTAAAAGTTGTATCCCAAAAATTATAAAAATACGTATTGGCTTTCTCAGATATAATTTCTTTTTGTTTTATTTTTAAATGTGGATTGTCTTTCATTAGTTTTTCATAAACCTTTCTATGAATTAATGTTAACCCTGCAGGTCCAACTTTTAATTCTACAATACCTTTTTCATCTATTTTAATATCCAAAGGATTATCAAACTCTATAGAAAATTTAACAACGTTGTCTTGTGTTTTCTTTCTATACGGCACACAGATAACATCTTTTTTGGCTAATATCATCCGACCCACTACATCAGGTTCAAATTCTAAATCAGCATCTACAAACAATTGATAGTCAAAACCTGATTCTAAAAATAATGCAGTTAATACATTTCTTCCATAGCTTACATAAGGACATTTAAATGTGCCTATTTCTGCTTTTATTTTTGCTAACGTAAACTTATTAAATAATTTTACGAGTGATAAACATGTTGGTACTTGCATTGTATCGTACGCAGGTAAAGATACAAATACACTTGGGACTTTTGGCGTCATACTATATTCTCCTTATCTTCTATTTCTATTAGTTCATCAGGGATGTCTTCTTTTTCTAAACCTTCCTTTGGAAGTTTTAAAACTCTTAATGGTGGAAATGATTCTTCGTTATCACCCTTTGGAAATCTTTTTTGACAATCAAACTCACCCTTAAAATATTGTTTAATCATAGTTGCTGTTCTTGCTCTTTCTTGAGTCCAGTCTCCACGTTTTAATTCGTCATAAAATTTATCATATATAAAATAAAAGTTTTGATCCTCTAATAATACAGCACCACTTTTAAACGATGCATATGTTCCAGCGTTTGGTCCGTTAACATAATCAAATAATTCTTTTTTCAACATGTCTATTGGATTTGTACCTGCAGGTGGTTGAATTGTTTCCATGGTTGCCCATAGTCC